AGCGAGGGTTTGACTTGCCATCAGTGGCATCTGCGCAGATAGTACTATGCCACCAAGTGCTTCCCACTCGCTTTCAGTAAGTCCTTCGGGTGAGCGATAAGACTTTGAACTCTTCTCCCACAGCTCTACCCTTGTGATGGTTTCTGTCGGGGGAACATCGAACTCCGCAACCTCATCGCCTATCACCACGGACGGATAAGTTCCCGAAGGTAAGGCTTGGATGTTTGCCCAAGTGTCGGTGTAGTTCAATCCGTCAGTGCCTATATACCAAAGTACTGTGGACGAGGTCACCGCCGACATCAGAGCCGTTACGAAGTTCCCCGAAGAATTTACAGTGACTACTGTTTCGGTTGGCTGTACCGCTCCGTAAGGCTTTGCGTAGAACAGACCATTAGAGTCTATGGTCACGAGGTTTACTGTCGGAGAGATTCGCCCGCCAAGCTGAACGAGTTCAAGCTCATTGTTGTCGTTTACAATCCAGTTCCCGCCGTACATCACAGCGATGACCGACAACAGTTCCCTTTCGGTAGTGCCGTTATCCCCGATGGATGGTACTTGGTCTATGACCTTTGGGTTGCCGAGGATGTAGGCGAGCGTCTGCTCCTCTATTTCAACGCCGATATCGGTCGCAATCTGACTCGCCACTTCAGACGCAAGCACCGCCGTCCACGTTCCCGACTTCATATACGGAACATCGGCTTTGAGGAGAGCATCGTAGGCGGTTATTACCGCATAGTCAGAATAAGGGGACGCTTCAATAGTGTCTATGAAGTATGTCCCCTTACCTATGGTTGTTGTCTTTCCTTCGTATGTCGTGGCTTCGAGCGCAAGCTCTATCGGGTATGTAGGGTCAAGGCTGACTTCCCACATCTTCAGTTCGAGTTGCCTTGCTATTACATTGCCGATTGAAAGCTGTTCGTATGCTTTGTCTATCAGCTTCCCGCCCGACAGGTTTTCAGCACCATACACCCGACTGCCATTTGTAATTTTCCACTCGTAGCTACCGCCGTTTGTAATAAAACTCATTGCTCAATAAGTGGGAACTCAATCCCTGTCCAATACTGACGAACTCCATCATCAAAGAGAAAGCTCGCAGGTACAGTGCTTGTGTACATTGTCTTGACCACCAAGGCGTTAGCCTTTGGGTCGTAGTATCTCACCGACAACCACTGCGGCTCTATGGCATTCAGCAGTATCGTCAGCTCCGATTGCAACAGGGGTCTGCAAGTGATGTCGAGCCTTATCTTCTGCGATACACGCTTGCGGTGCATAAGCCCGTCCTGCGTGTCCCTGCCGCTATTAGAGGCATCAATATCGTTACGACTCCACTTGAGTCCACCTGCCGCAATGTAATGCGTTATGTCTGTAAACACGTTGCTCCCAAGCGGGGCAACTTCTACTGTTTCTCTGATGCTCATAGGCTACCTCGCTATTACGGGCTGTCCTGTGGCTCTCGCCATTCCGTTAGCCCTTCGTATTACAGTGTCTGTTATCTTCTGTCCGTCAAGGTATGCGTTGGTGTCCTTGCTGTTGATAGCTCCTACCACCCTGTTCGCCATAGCGCCTATCGCATTCACAACCTGTACGTTGCCGTTGCTTACAGCGTCTTGCATCTGCTTCACGTTCATTACGCCCGTGCCGCCCGATGTGTTGGCAACTATTTCTTGTGCGCCATTTTCACCTGCGAAGAACAAACTCCCTGTTACAGGGTCGCCGCCTGTAGCGAAACCACCAGCTCCGATTGCGATGCTCGCTCCAATATCAAGCAGGTTAGTACCCGTCTTACCTAACAGTTCATAAAGTCTCCTCGTGTCGGGCGAGAGATAGGTGTCGGTCTTGAAACCAATTTTTATTGCGCCCTTCTTCGATTCGTCATCAAGAATTGATATTCTGTGGGTATTAGTGTCGAGAGTTGAAGTTGCGTTGATGTTGATTTTGCCTTCAATCTTGCCACCCTCGCCACCAAAGAATTTGAATATCTTCTCAAGTATTGGATGCCGTGCAAGGAAACCATCAACAGCCGACCCTAATGGGGTGAGTATTTTCTCGTTAATCCACTCCACTAACGGAGAAAAAATCTCTTTAAAAGTTGCCCAAGCCGCTTCCCACGAGCCAACGAAAAACTGTTTTGCTCCGTCAATTATTTCTTTGAAGCCTTCCCAAACAAGACCCCAATCGCCAAGGACTATTCCTTCGAGAACCTTTGTAAAACCGCCAAAAGCTTTTCGGATTCCTTCAAGTGCAGGCTCGACTCTTTGACGAAGCTTCTCCCACACCTCACGAATTGTCTTGCCGACTTTTATCCACTTCTCTTCAATACCTGTAGGCTCGAACTCGATTGCGCTTGCAGTTATCCCGCCACCGCTTCCGTTCTCGGAAGGCAGTACGTTCAGTTCATCAAACCCGAACAGGATTCTGCGAAGCTCTTTAGCCGCACCTACAGTACTCTTTGTGTAGTTGTAGGTTGCTTTCATATAGTCGCTATAGCCTTGAATGCCTCTAACGACTTGATTGATAGCATTCGCTATTGCTATTACAGCATTCATTACAGCCGTTAATGCGGGTTGCATTAGCTGTATGATAGGCATTATCGACGCACCTATAGACTTTTTTACTTCCCGCCACTTTGCCGAAAGCTCGTCTACTGTCTTGGCGGCATATGATGTGTTGTTGCCGTAAGTCCTGTCCCACTCAACGAGTATTTCAAGACCTTCCCTCGCAGAAGCAACTGCTTCTCGGAGCGCCCAACGAATTACACGCATCGTAGCGACACGCTTAATCGTGTGCATCAGCCCATTGCTACGATGTTGCACACGGCTTATGCTGTTTCCAAGTACGCCAAGGTGCTGTTTCGTGTCCTTCGCTCTTGTCCCTGCATACGCAATAGCGTCACCCATTTCTTCGGTTGACTTGCTTACAGCACCCTCTACCCTGCTTACTGCGGAGAGCGCATCCGACAGGTTCTCGTTTGCTTCGGCAGTGGCTTTAACTTGCGATGCGGATTCTTTAACAGTTCTTGCGTTGCCTTCTGCTGTTGATATGTTTGTTTTGATAATCTTCGTGGAGCGAAGCCCACCCATTGTGGTCTTGACTTCACGAAGCTTCTCAATCAGCCTGTCTAATGCGCCTATGGCTTGAAAAGATTCGGCTGTTATTTGTATGTTTAGTGCTTCAAGGTCAAGCATCTTTAGCTCCTGTGATTCTCTGCGTAAGCCCGTGCTTCTTCTTCAAGCTGTTGCCTAATGTACGCACGAAGCTCTTTTTGTGACATCTGCGCTTCGGGCTTTTCATAACCGAATGGTTGCTTCGGGTACTCGGCTCGGTTGTCACCCCCAAAGCCCCTTGCAAGAGCTACGCTTACAGCTTGGTAGAAGTAAGCTCCGAGTATCCAAGCGTCATAGTCACGCTTCTTTAGGCTGTTGTAGTAAGCTTTCTCGTAGAACTTCAGCCGACAATAATCGCCGTGCCAAAATTCCTCGAAGCTTACCCCCATCGCCATATAGTATTCACAGAACTTTTCGAGCTTTTCTGATAAGGTAGTTGTGTCTTCGGAGAGTGACGGAGCTACCTCGTCATTCTCCACTTCACGTTTCCCCTGTGGCTCTGAATCTCTTCAATCGCCTCGCTGAACATCTCTGCGAGAGCGGAATCAATTTCGTTGCCGTCTTCGTCCGAAGCGGAGATTTCCTTGTAAAGCTCTCTGCGTTCTTTCTCTTTTATGTCATCGTGGTTCTCTATGAACGCTCCGCAGAACAGGTCTTCTCCAAGGGACAGAAGCCTTTTATCAGCCTCGCTGACATCAAAGCCTCTCTTCTCCATTTTGCGGAGAGAATCTGCTGTGTACTCAAGTACAATGTGCTTGCCGTTCCAATCGAACTCGATTTTGGTTTTCGCTGTTTTCATTGTGTTTACCTCTCAATCAAAATGTGGGTAATCTCCTACGAGAAACGGCGAGGTTGAACCGCTGTCCCCACGGGGGAAAAGTTTCTATGCGGATGCTGTTGCGAATATAGGCTGTCCTGTCTGAATGAAGTAAGCCACGTTCTCAAGCACTGCGTCTACGCTTGCGCCGCCAAAGCCAAGCGGAGAAGGCTCTGCGGAATAGAAGTAACTATCCATAGAGCTATCATCGGGGTATGCGTACTCAATCCACAGGGACTTACCTGCGGCGGCGGCGGTTTCCCAAGCGCTGTACATCGCAGTGTAGCTGTCTCTGAATGTCTTGTAGTCATTGACAGTGATGGAGAGAACTCCGTTTCCGCTGTTCAGACCACGGGTAAAGGTATGATTGGGCCACGCAGACAGGTCAGTTGTCTGAAGGGTGTTGGGTGCATCGTTGTAGGAAGCGATTTCCTTAACGCCTTGCAGGGTTGTATAGCCCGTTTCGGGGCGAGTTCCCGCAGTTGTTTCAACAGCCCACTTAACTTCTGTGCCTGCACTGTGAAGAGGAAGATAAGCCATTGTATTTCTCCTTATCTGTGATAGATGTTAATTACATTGTTGGTTTCTCCGTAGGTGGCATTCTCCACCACGGCTGTATAACGGAGCACGATGCGATATATAGTCCTGTCGATGTTCGGCACTTGGCTCTTGAATGTGCGCAAGAAGCCAATGTCTTGCATCGTGGTGTCAACTATTTCTGCGATTGCTTTGGCGGTGGACTTTTTCATAGTGTCGTTGGTGAAGACCTGCGCCTCGTAAGCAACCTCTGTATAAAGTTCCTTACGGGTGTTGTCTTGATACCTTTGCGGCATAAAGCTGTTGGTCTCATACACGCAGACATATGGAAATGAGGCGGGATTCTCTGTGAATCTGTCTTCGACCTTTGCATTCGGGTATTCGGCTTTGACCGCCCTTATTACTTTGTCTATGACTTGTACTTCGATGTCGTTCATTTGCTGAATACCTTCTCCGCATTCTCTTTGAACTTGCGCTCAACGTATCTTGCGGTGTCGTACATAAAGTGCTGTGAGGGAAGCCCTTGGGTGAACTTCCAAGTGCCATCATCTGCGGGGTAGTACCACCCGACAACACCATTGGGTTGCATATGGATGGTTTTGCCTACCATATATTTCCAATTAGCCTTTTGCATATATTCGGACGAGGGGTGTGGGCTGTTTTTACCCTTCACGCCTGTACCGAACTCAATCCACACGGAGTGACCACCCGCTTGGATGATGCCTCTGTTCCCTTCCCTGTATCCGATGATGCTGTTAAAGGTGTAGCCTGTGTCGTAGTGCCCCATAGCGATGCTTGCGTAGTCAGCACCCTGTTCGCACATCACATCAATCAGTTCGAGGATTCTCTTCTCAATGCGCTTCTTGTACTTCTTGATTTCGGTGATAGCCCTGTCTATATCGCCTTTGCTGTTTAGCGAAATTCGTATGTCAGTTTGCTTCATAGGTGACGCTCACCTCTTTCGCAAGATAGGTGATGTAACCGAAGCTCTTGGCAACTCTTGTTACAACGTGGGTGTGCGGTACTACTTTCCAAGAATCGGAACTGAAGTCGTACCTCTGCACCTTGCCGTCCTTGATAGCGCACTGCTTGTCAGCATAGGCTACCGAAGCGTCATAGGGTGCTACATCGCCAAGAGCGAGCCACAATACAGATGCAGTGGTGATGGGGCAATCAGTGTCGTCTGTGACGATTTTGATTGCGTAGCCATCTTCAATGCCGTACTGCTCAAGAGCCGCCGTGCCTGTTACGATGCCGACTACCATACGGGCGACCTGTGCTTCTCCATACTGCGGGATGTTCTCGCCTGTATATAAGCCCTCGTCCTGTGTGATAGTCGTGCTATCATAAAGGGCATAGCAGACATCAGTTTTGTTTCTCTCGTTGAGCCTACGCATTTGCCACCTTCGCTATCTGCATAATCTGCTTCAGCAAGTCCTCGTCATCCACAGACTCATAGTGCTTGTGGATGCCGTTCTCGATGGATACTGTCTGTCCCTCAATGCCTTGACGATTGAAGTATCTTTCGGCAAGCTTGCATTGGATAACTTCGTATCTTTGCGGGACATCGGTAACTGCTTCGGGGACTCCGAACGGGTAGCGCTGATGCAGAATCGCATCTTTCGCATCGTCAAGATAAACGGCTATGCGCTCATCAGTCGCTTCTTTGACATTGCCTACACGGGCTTGCACATTTTTGATTTTTTCGGCTGTGGTCATAACCGTTTATTCTCCTACTTCGTTTTCTTTTTCGTAGGCTTCTTTTCGGGCTGTGGAGTTGCCTTCGGCTTCTCCACAGCTACTTCGTCCTTCTTCTCACGGAGCACACCTACGAATATGCTTCCGTCTTCGAGTTTGATAACCGCCATTTACTGTTCTGCGTGAACGTAGATGCCCTTGACCTTGTTGTTCTTGACCCAAGTATCGTGAGCGAAGCGGAAGTTTACTCTGTAAGCATCAGCTTCGATGTTCTGTTCGGGGCTGAATACTCTTATGTTTCTGTGCTTCATTACCTGCAGGATTGCGGACGGGTGAACTATCATAAAGTTGATGTTGTTTCCGCTTGCGGTATATCCACCTGCACCTGCGGCAGTGGTCGGGTTAGCAAGGGTGATTGCGTCTACGAATCTGCTCTGCGGTACACGGATGACCTGCATATCATCGAAGTACTCCACGTTCATATTCACGTTGTTCTCGGAGTTGATGATTCTGCGCTCGATGTTGCCCTTGAGGGTCTGATAAGCCTTTGCGGAAACATACAGGACTCTGCCCTCGTAAGGAACTTGGTCGTCATCCATCTGTGCTTCAGCAGTAGCAATGAGGTCAGCTACATTGGTAGTGCCTACTGTGATAGTGCCGGTAGCAGAGGAAACACCTGTGGTGCTTGCCCACTTTGCGAATCTGTAAGCATCAATTTCGGGGATGACGCTTACACGCTCGGTTTCGGACAGGGTGGAAGCAAGAGCCATAGCCATAGACTCTTCGTTGTCGAGGAAGTCAATCTGTGTTGCCCTGCCTCTGTCCTGCTCGACCTTGTAGGTCTCCCAAGTACCTGCGGCGTTGCCCATTACATAACCTGCATCTCTGCTGTAGTTACCCATTGCTACAGGGGTGAAGGAGTAGAGCCTTACTGTGTCAACACCTGTCCACTCTGCGTCAGAGGTGTCGAACATAGAGGTGAGAGATTCTCTCATATAGACCTCATCGAGGAGAGGTACATATTTCTGTGCGAGAGCAAAGCTATTGCTCGGTGGCATAACAACTGTGGTTGCCATAGTTAAATCCTTTCTGAAAAACTACTTGATTGGTGGCAGACCCCAAAGCGCACGTTCTTTGTTCTGTGCTACCTTCTGTGCATCCGCTGATGTCAGCGGTGCGCCCATCGGAAGGCTCGGCTGTGCGTTGATGGTCTGTGCTTTGATTTCTTTGGTCTTGGTTTCGAGAAATGCCTTGTGCGCCGTAAAGAACGAATCGGGCACTCCTTCGGGAAGCTGTCCCGCCATTTCTTTGGCGGTCTGTGTGTCGTAACCTGCGTCTACCAGCTTGGTAAAGTACGCATTGGTTCTGTGTTCTGCCTCATAGGTCGCAAGCTTCGCCTGCATCTCTGCAAATGCGTCTGCCTGTTCCTGTTTGGCTCGCTCCGCTTCGTCAAGCGTGGCTCTGTACTTGCGCTTCCACTCGGCGGCATCTGCTGAAGTACTGTTGGTCGCCTTCTTGAGGTTTGCGTTGTTCACTTCAAGGCTCTGTTTCTCGGCTTCGAGTTCTGCAACCTTGGCTTTCAGTTCCTCAAGGGTCGGTTCTTTCGGGGCTTCGGGCTGTGCCTGTGCCTTTACTTCTTCGTTCTGCTTTACATCGTTATCCATTCCATTTCTCCTGCGCTTTTAGAGTGCATCTCCGCACTGTAACGATTTTTGAGGTTTACTCCTCTT